ACTGGCGGGTGCGCAGCCAGTTGTCGACGTAGGGCTTGGCCATCTGCGTCATACTTAGACCGCCGAACGAATAAGCGGGTTTCAGGATGTCCGGCACTTCCCGGCCGACCAGCGTCAACAGGCGCGTGCGATGCACCTCGCGGCCCATGACGAACCAAGTCTCCGGCCGGTACCAATCGGCGCGCAACGGATTGACGCTGTTGTAGTTCGTTGGATAGACCCACACTGGCTCTACAGTGCGAACCGCTTTCAGCGGCTGCTCGGTGTTGACCTTCAACTTCGACAGCGCGCCGTGGCCATCGCCTATTGATTGTTTCAACTCCTCACTGTCGTCTGGATCACAGCAATCGAGATAAATCTTAGCGCTGCCGTAGAGACCGTCGTGCTCCACACCTTTCTTCAAAACGGCCTGAGCCTTGATCTCGGTCATCCCCTCGTTGATCTGCTTGATCTTCTCGGTCTTATCCTGGTTCGACGCAGACTTGAGCGTGATCCACTCGCGGGTCATCTCGGCGGCGATTTCTTCCGAGATGACACGGTTCTCGGCGCGCTGCGCGAGGAGGGAGAGCTCGGTATAGCCGGGCCAAATCAGCCCCTCGGCGTAAGAACTCGAAATGATGCCGCCAAACCCCGTGGCCCAGCCGAACGCATCGCCGATCGCCTCGTCCTGAGCGATAAGCTTGCGGCCGGCCGGCACCACCCCCGGCGGTGGCTCTGCGGCCTTAAACGCTCGCTCGAGCCAGTCTCGATCTACAGAGGCGGCGCCCGGTCGGCGATAGGCGCGGGCTCGCGCAAGCAGCGTATCGGTAACCCAGGCAACCGGGCTGCGGCGGCGACGCGGGGGTTTCTTGTCGGGGCGAACCGCGGTTAAAGCCATCTACTTCGATAGCGTATCGCACGATTTAATCATCTTGGCGACATCACCGTCAGCCTCGCGAATGCCGAAATTTCCCTTTGCGGTGTAGACAACCGTCCCAATGCCTTTGGCGATGTGATCACGGTGAGGCACGCCGCTCTTGATGACGGTGATAGCATTGCTCTCAATCCAAAGTTCACTGCCATCGGGTGAATGCAACAACAGCAGACACAGACAAATAACCGAATAGGCCGCCGCCTCAGGTATGAATTTTTGGCCGCTTCCCCACCTCATAGACAAACCATAAATCATAGGCATACGGCTCTATAATTGGGTAAAGCGAAGCGCTACTCAACCTTCTATCTATTCGCCGATTGATCGCGTGTACTATCTGGCGAACCCGCACTACCGAAATCCCATACTCAACTGCTATGTCCTTCCCTTTTTCTCTATTCAGCCATCGAATATAGATCTGTTTATTCCTTTCAAAGTGTTCGCCGGGATAATTCACGAGGCATCCACGCTTTCAGGCATGGCGGCGGCGCGGCATCATCTTGGCTCGCCTGATGGTCTCGTCGGTGATCATCATCGGCTGCTGCAGATGCGCCAGGAGCAGCTCGAGCGCGCCGCTGCAGGCGTCGACGTCGTCGTCGTGAGCCAGATCGGGGAACCCCTCTAGCATTCGAAAGAACGCCTCGTTCCAGTCGCCGCGAACGATCCGCACGTTGCCCGCCCTGCATTGCGACGAAAACGGCCCGAATCGTGTGGCCTTGTCGCCAGTCTCCGGCGCCGGCAGCGCATTGTACCCGATCAGCTTACTAACCAGATAGGCGGCCTGCCACTTGCCGGCCTGCCCCGGGTCGAGCCCGAAGCCGAGCGGCACCTTCCAACTGTCGATGCTGGCGGTATTGATGAGTGCATTTTCCACTTCATAAGGACCGCCGCGCAGTCGCACCACATGCACCACATAAAGATGACCATCGACGTCCTGGCCGAGCTTCACCCCCACTGACCAGTCCGGGTCATTGGTCTCGGTTTTTTCCGTTCCAGCGAGATCCCAATATCGACAGACCAGAAGATCGACCGGGAGATCCTCGAAGTCTATCATCTCACACCACTCGCGGCGGAAATAGAGGCCGGCCGCCGGCCGTATCTTCCAGTTGCCGAGCAGCAGCCTGGCGCGCTGCACCTCGGGCAGCATCTGCAAGCTGGCGAGGTATTCGGGATTTATCCGCAGCAACGCCGGGTTCTGATAAATATTCGCGGGGATGAACGTCACCGACTTGGGTCCGGGTGGCTCGACACCAGGAGGCAGATCGGCAGTGCTCGGCAGATATCCCCTCAGCTCCTCGGGATCGTCCGACCAGATTAGCTTGTCGGCCGGGCCACGAACGACATACCGCAGCTTCCCGGCGCGCTCGAGGATTGGAAATCCGGTATCCTGGTCGATCCACCATGCAATGAAATCGGCGACCCAGCTATCTGCATTGGGATTGCAGGTGGCGCGCACATAGGGGCGCACGCCGCAAGTGCTGCGATTGCGACTAAGCAGATACCAGAACTGAAAAAACGAGAAGCCGTGATCGTCACCCTCGCGGCCGCCGGTGAGCTCGTCGAAGCACAGCAGCGCGATCTGCGCACCGTGCCAGTCGTACACCGTGTCTTCGTGCTGCATATGCGCGAAACGCAGTGTGTTGCCATTGGGCCAGGTGTACTGGTGCAGCCCATGATGCGCGACTGCGCCAGTGAAGGGATAAATCTTCTTGCTCTCGTCCCAGAGCCCGCCGGCATTGATGATCTGCGGCGTCGTGCGACGAAAGACGACTGCATTGAACCCGGTTACTTTGGTGATGTGCCGAAGTGGCTCAAGGAGCAAACCATGAGTTTTCCCGCCACCAGCCGCGCCGCCAAAGATGACGATGTCGGCCGGTGACGCGGCGAACTGTGTTTGTGGCCCTTCCTGCGGGGCAAAGGAATGGGTGGGGCTAGCGGTCGCCCTCGGCGTCTTCGCCGTTGTGGGTGATAAGACCGTTCCCGCGTCCATTCGGCTTACGCAAGGCCTCGCCGTTGACGATCAGTGGATCCCGGCCATTGTCTGGCATGTAGATATGCACGGAGGCACCGGCCACGAAATTCCCATCGAGGTCGACGCCACTCCCGCCCGACCCGTAGCCGCGGTCTCGCGCCTTGGTGGCGAGATACCACATGACCGATCGCTCGCGACCGCGCTTGATGTTTTTCAACAGCTGATCTTCGGCCATATCCTTCAGCCCCTCGTTGATGTCTTCGAGGGTGGTTCTCAGGCGGGCGCTACGCCCCAGGCGCCTCGCAATCCCCTGGCGCGTGATATGGCGGCCATCCTTGGACGTCTGCGTAAGCAATGTGGCAGCTCTGGATTGCAGTCCGCCGGTCTTGCGAAGGGCCGTTTCGATCTCGTCCAGAGTGAATTGAGTTAAGCCGTTAGGTACTGGCACAGCCAACTCCTTGGAATCACCTCAAGCCGGCTACCTGATCTGTATCGACAATGGCACGATGCACAACCGCGACAGCAGCGAGGGCCCGAAATTTATCGTACAAGACCGCTCTCCCTTCCGATGCCTGGTCGATCTCGACAGCAATTCGGTTCAGCGCATTGTCCCACCCAGGTCTCTCGATCGACAAGTGGGCAAGGGCGATCAGCACGAGCTGACGATCGGCCTCATCCAGGCGCAGAACCGAGTTCATTCCGGACAATAGCGGTTATAACCGATCGGCCTCCTCATCAAGGGAAGTACGGCCGGCAAGCTGCGGCAATACACCTTCCAGGCTAAACCGATAGCCCCAACAGCTCGCTTTCGTTCGGGCTGTGGAGCTAAAGACCGCCCCGTAGTACCCTGATTGAGGTGGTGCCGGCTCAGGCTCCGGTCGAGGCTCGCCAGCCGGCGGCACCTCAGGCGGCGTCTCGCCAGGTGGCGCTTCGGGTGTTGGTTCGACAGGCCGCTCTTCGCTCATCCCCCTCCTCTTTTTGCCGTAGCTCCCGCATCGGGCGGACCTAAGATTCCCCGCTCGACACATAGAAAAAATCCAAGGTTTCCCTTGGGTTATGCGTAACGTGTACAGACCTCTGTTACAATTCTCCCGGTGTTTTTCCCTCTCGCCCGGTCCCCTGTGGCCTCTCGCGAGGCGGGGGAATTTTTGGGTGATCGGCTTCTAACCCCGGTACTCGGCCGGCTCTCGCCGGGTCCTACGCGTAAGCACGCTCCACTTCGGTCATTTCCCTCGCCGAAGGCCTGGAGGGGATCGCCGTTGCATGATCGGTGGCTGGACCGGCTGGTTTCTACGCTCCCAGCAAACAGTTCCGCCCGAGCAAGTTTTCTACCGCGGACTCGGGTTCCGCACTTTGCCGAATATCCCAGCAATTCCGCGCCGTCAAGATTAATTTTCCAGAACAAATCATGATTTATCCCGAGATGAGACTTCCGTTGGACACCGACACGACGACCTCGCGCCCCAGCGCAGCCATGACCACCCGCGTCGAATTAGCCCCGGAAGTGAGGACGCGCGCGGCATTATGGGCCGGGTCTAGGAACGGCCCGCTGATGAACCGCACAAGCTCGTGCTCCACGAAGCTGCGCGCCGTCTCGACCATCTTTTCGGCCGTCTTGCGGGTTTTCAGCTCCTCGACAAACGCGGTCGGCACCGACAGCGGCTGCTCACGGTTAGCCGGCAGCAAATGCAGTATTCCAACGGTTGAATTAACGGCACGCCAGCGCATAATATCGACATCGAGCGCCACGAAAATATATGTTGGAAATAACGGCTGCTCAATAATCGTCTTTTTACCAGCAAAATATCTCTCTGAGCTTATGATCGGCAGATAGCTGCTAAATCCCTGCCTCCATAAATTGGATATTACCGTGTCCCAACTTACGGTGGTCTTGATACGCGCGACGTACCACGCATCAGGCATTTCGCGCAGAAACCGGGAGGCCAGGCCCGGCCGAAGCCGGCGAGAACCCCTTGCTGACCGCCCCTTTCGTGAACAAAAGCAAGTCCACCGCTTCTCCCAACGCTCGCCCGTGGACGCTCGGCAAGGGGCGCTCGAAGATGGCCACCGCATTCCCCCTGCCAGCGGCCCGTCCATGGTATTTCGCGCTTTACGCCCGCTAAACCTGGGTTGTCAAGGTTAATTTCAGCACTCACGAACCCGGCCAAGGGCCCGGGCTACGCCCGCGAAAGCGCGGCTTTCAAGTCGAATTCATTCACCCGGTAGAGGCCATTCGCCTGCGTGATCTGCTTGCGCGACAGCAAGCTGTCGATCACATCCGAGGCTCTGGCCGGCTTGAGCCCGCACGCCTCGCCCAGCGCCTGCGCGCTGATCCCGGCATCGCCCGCACTGCGCACGACCTCCCGCATCATCCCCATGACGTTGCGCCGCGGCTTGCGCTCGGGCCGGGAGCGGGAGACCGGCGGCGTCGCTGCCATGACTTCCTCGAGCAGCGTCAAGGCGCCCCGGTGTCCTGCGAGGACCAGTTGAGCGAACACCAGCCTGTCGCGGCAGGCCTCGACGTCCCTTTCGGCGTCGGCGACCATTCGGCGCAATTCGGCGAGGCGCGCGGCCAGATCAGGTTGGTTCATGATACTTCCTCCATCATGGGATGAAACCGCCGCAACTTGAGTTCGGGTTCAATTTTCTCTCACCCGGAAAAAATCTTTAGGGCGCGATAAGGGAGGCAAGCGAGCGAGCGGCAGCGGAGCGCAGCGCGGCCGGTACGGGAAAAGTGGTCCCCTTTAGGGGACACTTTTACCGGACGCGCCCTCGGGGTTTTTGGGTAAAGAAAAACACTAGGATTTCCGCCATTCTTAGTTTTTAGAAACGGTTGTGCCAAACGCTCGTTTGGTAAAACTGCCAGATTTAAGGGGGAAGATTTTGGTGTTTTTTGACGAATTTGGCAGAAAGCCTCATGATTTAAGGGGGGACGCGATACGCGAATGGCGGCCATTTTCTATCCCATTACGTTAGCGCAATAACCCATATTATATTGTGGTGAATTTAAGGTTGCAGACGATGACATTAGTTTTTCTCATCTGGTAGACCGCTCAGCTTGGATACCGGAGCGAATTTGTCGGGTCTCCGGTGATGGCCAGATCGTCTCGGCCCACTTCGCCATTTCCAATTCGTCATCGAAGTCATGAATGACGATGGGGCGGTGTTGTAGAAGCCGAAAATGCAAGGCGTTGCGTAGGCATTCCGTCTCTGCTTCGTCGTCGGCGACGATCTGATCTACCCGACAACCCTCGGGGCCACCGCTGGCGATCATAAAGTACCATTGACGCAGATCGCTGCCTTGCTTGATCTCCCACACCACGGGACCGAGTAGGATTTGGGGCACCGCTTCATGGCCGTCGAGCAGGTGCTCCACGATTTTGTCTGTATTTATCATATCTCTCCTCCGTTACCTTTTAGCCCTGGCCTATTAGCATTATTTACTCGCAGGCCGAACTCATCATCACCATTGTATTGATGTCTTTTGTTCTGCAGCATATTTTTCCCCAGCCATTCTTGTATTAAATCGCGGCATTGGCCTTCGGTCATTTGTGGGAAGCATTCTTGAACCACAGGCCACACCGCACGATCTCTGGCTCGTTTGTGATCTGTATAATAACGCACGCCATATTTATCGGTGTACCCGGCATCTATTTTATTAAGCAAGGCGTTAAGCTCAAATATTTTCCCGGCCAATGGGTCTTTACCCTTCCAGACCTCGACAGTCTGCACGTGATCGCCGTTCGGATATTGCGGCGAGGCGTTCGCTATAGCGACATCTACCAAACGGAACCACTTCGTGTTGGCGGCCGGCGGCGCGATATTTACTTTGGCTGAATCGTGCCGAATATACGCCCGACGCTGATCCCGCGGGACACTGTATTTGTCAGCCGTCTCTTCATTCATCCGCGTGAGCGTGTAGACCAGGCGTCCGGCATCCTTGGTTGCCGAGGCGCCGCGGCCGATATCGGCGTCGCCTGGCTCGCCGGCGCCCTTGCGGGTATGCTGTGGGGTATCCACAGAGATCTCATGCCTGAGCGCCATGCTGGACATGATGTCGGCCACCTTGTCCATGGCGGTGTTATCGTTCTCGTTGACGCTGTGCGTTTTTACCAACGGATCGAAGATCACAACATCAGCGCCGGTACTTTCGAGATTTTCCTCTATGATGCGCACCAGGTCACCGACCTCGACCTCGCCATTACGCTTCTGCGTTGCCAGCTTAAGGTCGTGTCTGCTGATCGCCGCACGGAACAGATACCCCTCGACGTCCTTCTTGGTTACCCGGTGATATTTCATCGCCGCGTGGATGCGGCGGCGCAGCTCGTCGATGCCGTCCTCAAACGACAGATAAAGCACCCGGCAGCGAGTGAAGACCTTCTCGCCGACGATATCGCCACGATCCGCCGCCATGGCAACCGCGCAGGCGATGCGCACCGCTGTCTTCCCGGTCGCCCCATCGCCCAGCAGCGAACTAATAAACCCCCGGCAGAACAAGTTGCCCAACAGCCACCCGCGAGGCGGGATCGGCTCATCATCAAGACCAACATCCATAACCCCCAGGTCGATCGGCGGCCTTTTGGCCTGGCGTGGAAAGGGATGAATGGTGGCACCGGGCGGCGGCGGCGTATAGATGCCGTGCTTGGCGATCCACATCGGGTGATCGGTCAACGGCGGGAGGTTCATCCTGGCCCGGTTGGCGTTGATCTCGGCGATCTCCTCATGATCGTCAGGCCCGGCCAGCATCTCGAAGAACGAGGGCTCGTTCGGGTCCCACGGCTGATTTGACCAGTGGTTGGGATCGCTGGTATCGCCATGCACGATCTTGACGTGCTCGGGATTGGTCGGATCGTAGTTGCTCCCGTCGACCTTTTCCGCATCGGGGACGAAGTCGAATGGGATGTCGTCGTTGGGGTCTTTGGCCATCTCTTCTATTTCTCCTTTGGTTTAATCCCAATCCTTGTCGAAAGGTGCTTGCCATCCGGTCCGAGCGAGGCGATCAGCGCGCCGCGCTGCGCGGCGGTGCAGACCGTCATTCCGTATTTGAAGCTGTCGGCGAGCCTGCACCGGACGCGCGGCGACCTGGCCAGCAGCGCTATCCCCTGGGCACCGGCGCGCAACCACGCCAGCGGGGTGGGGTGCACCACTACCGGGAAGGGATCCAGATGCGGCGGCGCCACCGCGCCCAGCCACGCAGCATCCCCCGCGTACAGCCAATACCTATCAGGCGACTTCGGACACCACGCGACGAGGTCGACGAGCTCGCCGAACCGCACCGCGGCCCACGGATCGGCAGCGAGCGGGGAAAACGATTCGTGTACCCGGACGGGCACGACGAAGGCGAGCCGCCCATTTCCGGTAGAGACCCAGCTACCCGGCTGCCGTCCTGCGGCAATGTGCGCGACGCCTACCATCTGGTAAGCGACCAGCAAAACCGGGTCTATCCCTTGGGAAACCAGGAAATCTGCGTGCTCCTGACGCAGTTTCGTTAAGCATAATTGCATTTCCGCGACAAGAGCAGCGCCGCTCATGGCGCGCGCCGATCAAAAAAGTGTTGCGGCTAAGTAAAAACCACCATATCTACATGTTTGTATCGCGGTCATTGCAACCCCCGTGATGGTCGTGATCTTGCCGTGGCGGTAGCTGGCGGAGGAGGGTGGCAAAACTCCCTCCGCCGGTCGCCCGGGAATAGAAAAGCTTAGACCCGCACGCGAAGACCCCGCAAGTGCCTCCGGCGCTATTTTTTTTACCCGATTGACGTTAAACGACTTTTTGGCCTTCCTTCCCCATACGCCGCAAACCTAGCGCTCGCTGCTCCAACGCTTCGGCCGCAAGATCAAACACTTCGCGCAACTCTTCGGCGAACTGCTGCCCTTCAGGCGAGGACGAAAACATAGGAGCATTTCTGGTCCAAGCGAAAAGCTCTTCCAGAAACTCCCGCGTTACCAGCCGCGGTCCAGTGATCATTCATGTCCCCCCACTGCCGCCGCACCTGGCTCGATCCAAAAGGTCATGTCGATATTTTCGCCCATACGGTATGGGCACGTTTCTTGACAGCCAGATCACCCACGCCGGCTACTGACGTTCGTGAAACGGAATGTCAGGCATGCCCTCGACCCACGCCTTGAGCAGGGCAAGCATTGCGCGCATCGCGTCTTCATGATCCACGTTAGAAACATACTGGACCAGGTGGTCCTCGCCATGCGCCCCCCACACGACCAGCGAGAAGCCAATATCCGAACGCTCGGTAGCGCGCTTCAGCTCGCGCTCGACGAGCTTGGCCATGCGCCGCAAACCGAGTGAAAGACGACGCCGCTCGACATCAGTCAGGGGCATATCGGCTCCCACCGGATAAGCCAGCCGCTAAACCGGTCGACGCCGTGCGTCTCGAACCAGAACTGGCGCATCTCATCCCAGCTCTGGAAGCCATCACCACGCGCGAAGCCGTCCAGAAATGTATCGGGTCCAGGCAAATCCCCGCCAATGATCAATTGATTGCCCGTTCTTACCGTCCCGCAACCATCATCGCCAGTAAATATCAGGTCGATCGCCTCGACCCCGACACACCGCGCCCGCATGATCAGAAACCCACCTGGATGCCGCTGCCGGCAATAGAGCTGCAGCTCCTCGCCAACGCGCGCGTGCCCGCCGTGCCGTCCCACATGCTGCACCTGGTTCTTGCGCGCAGCCCGGATCGTCTGCCGCTTGGTGCCGGCGCGGATCGGCTCCACAAACCGCGGCTGAAAACTATACGAGCTCATGGCTCAGCGCGCGCCCGTTCTTCCCGGAACCCTCGCTCGTAAGCCGCCAGCCGGTCGCCCGACAGTTTCCGGGAATAAAGATTCCACAGCCCCAAGCCACTGCGCGCATCCATCTTGCCGAACCGCTCCTCCTCGCGTAGCACCACAGCCGGCGCCCGGCGCGCTGCGGAACAGAACAGGTCGGGTTGGCCGGGCATTTTCAATGGCTTCTCGCGGCTCTTGACATGCCCATACATAACGCGTTAGGCCGCTCCCTGCAATGGGAACGAAAACGCCACGCCAATTCCAAATCGTCGTAACGCCCGACCAGCGTCAGCGCCTCATCGCAGCCGCCGAGCGAGCTGACCTGTCCGTGTCGAGCTGGGCCCGGCATGTGGTCATGAAGGCGGTGCGCGAAGACGAGACGCTCGCCAAAGCGGAGAAAGCCGCCAAGGCCAGACCCAGGAGAACCTGATATTGGCACGCACAGCGACGACAGGGCTGGTTCGCTACGAGAATGCCCGGCAGGCTTTGGTGGAAGCTAAGAGGGTAGATGAAGTCAAGGACATCCGTGATAAGGCAGTCGCAATGCAGGCCTATGCTCGACAAGCTAAAGACCGGGAATTGATCGGGGTCGCGACGGATATCCGGATGCGGGCCGAGATCCGCGCCGGTGAGATACTGCGCGAGATGAAAGAACGCGGCGAGCGGCATCCTGGTCGTGGCGATCAAAAAGCGGAGTTGCACGGTGCTACTCCGCTCGGACCCACCCTGGCCGACCTGGGCGTCACCAAGACGGAGTCGGCGCGCTGGCAGGCACTGGAGGCATTGGCTCCAGAAGTGCAAGAAGCCAAGATCGCGAAAGCGATAAAAAAAGAATTCGCCGCTTTGGACGGTGTTGCCAAATTGGAACGGGCAGAACAGCGAGAACAGGACGCAAAGCGTATCCGTGGCCTGCAGCCCATTGAGGGTAAATTCCGCGCGCTGATCGTGGACCCGCCCTGGGATTATGGTCCCCTGTCTATTGCAGGACGTGCCGCTCCGATCTACGCGACGATGACGCAGCAAGAGTTGCTTGAGTTCAACGTCGCCCGCTGGGCAGAGGAAAATTCTCACCTCTATCTTTGGACGACGAACAATTTTATCCTGCGCGCCGGCGAGCTTATGGCGGCTTGGGGATTCGCCTATAAGACGCTTCTGACCTGGATCAAGCCGCGGTGGGGTCTTGGTTCATATTTCCGAAATTCTACTGAGCATGTCTTGTTCGGGGTGCGTGGCGAGTTGCGAACGTTGTCGGATAGCATCGCAACCCATTTTAATGCGCCGGTTGGAGAGCATTCAGTCAAGCCTGACGAGTTCTATAACCTCGTGCGAACCGCATCGGCCGGACCTTATGGCGAGGTTTTCCAACGACATGCTCGGCCAGAATTCGTCAGTGTATTCGAGCCGGATGCTGCGGCAGAATAAACATCGTGTCCGATTTCCATAATGACGACAAGTGGCAGCGCCTTGAGCGCGACGGGAAGCTGGTGCCGGCAATTTACCGCACCTACGCTTTCGAGGGGCGTTATATCCTGGTCGATAAGGGGCGCTTCGCCACGCTATTGCAGCGTCGCTATGCAGTGGATACGTTGGCGCAAGGTTCTGGAGGCCACATCGTGGCAATAGAAGAAAAGATCGTCCGCTGGCCTGGTCGCATTTATACCGCCTTTACATTAGAAACAAAAAGCTGCACCAAGCCAGGCCATGAAAGCAATGGCTGGATGATATATGGTCAGGCCGATCAATTGCTTTATTGCTTTAACCAAAGCAATGGTGATCTCGATTGCTATTACATCGACTTTCAGATATTAAAGAGTTGGTTTTGGACAATTGAATCACACCTCCCCATCTTTATAATGCATAACACAATCAACCGAACAGCCGGGCGAGTCGTCCCAATTCAAATGGTCGTGGCAAATGTACCAACGGATCGGTTCTATATCGGGCAGCGCGACGGCCAGTGGCGAGTTCTGCAAACGCAGTCCTGGTTCCGGCATCCGTTCCGTATAGAGAAAGAATAACTGCCGGCCGGCATTACCTACCCCGCGTATCCACCACCTCGCGCCGCGGCGCAGCCATAAACAGCGGCCCGACGCCGCGGCCCTGCGAGATGCGCGGCCAGATCAGCGCCTCAAGGTACATCGCCACCGCAATCGCATCGCTCTCGTCATAGGTCGCCGCCGCGAACCCATAAGCGTGGCACACCCGCATCGTGGCAGCCTTCTTTTTATCCCGGCCGCCCCATGAACCGCGGCTAGTAAAAAACTGGCATACCTTCCCGGTCGAAACCTCGCAGACCGGAACGCCAGCGGCGGCGCAATGCTCTTCGGCGACCGCAGCCAGACCGTAGAGCCGGCGCGTCGTCGCATTGTTGAACGGGATCCCCTTCACCTTCGCACCGCCAGTAAGCCCTGGAAGGTTGACTGCCTCGCCATTGGCCAGCCGGACATCCCTTTTGCCGAACGGCGGCACGTAGGGGCTCTCGAAGCTCACCAGCCCGGGACCAAACATTAGGATGAGCGCGTCAACCCAGCGCCCCAGTCTAGCGAACAGCTCGCCAGAGCTCGGATCGCCTTTGCGAAAATCCTCGTGGCCCCACAATGGTTCCTGGCCCGCCACCGCCGCCGCAAACCCGCTGATCGATCCAAGATCAAGCGCCAGGATTACCACACCTTCCGGCAGCCGCGGTAGAATTACAGGCCCGGCCGAAGCCGACTCACTCCTCGGCCGAGCCCGATCCGAACCACCGCGGCTCGAATTCATTTTGTCCCGAACGGTGGTTCCGGTACGCGCCTTCAGATCCTCCAGGAGACGCTTGTAAAGATCATCCTGCGCGACGCCGAACCGCGGCCACTGCCGCACGCAGTCGTAACAGGTGATATTGCCGTATCCCACGGCACCGCACGCCAGACAGGTGTGTTTGCGGCGTTCGACGTCGAGCGGAGAATCACTGAAAAAGGTGACCGTCATTCCTTGAGCCCAAAGAGATATCGGATTGGCATCCGAGCAGTCGCCGACAATTCTGCCTTTTCCAGGTTGGTGAATGGTTGCTTTGCGTGCTCCGGGCAATAATCTATGCCCGGGCCTTGCGGCGTCCGGTGCGCGGCACACAGATGGCGATCGCAAGTCCCGCTCTTGCGTTGTGGCGCCGCGCCGTCGCATTGGAATTGAGAAGGTGCCCCGCAGCCGGCAACCGAGCATTTCACCCGCCTGCGGCGGTTGCACACGATCGCCGCGCCGCCGCCCGGTAGCCGCACGGTTTCACAGGTCATTCGGGTGGACCGCTAATTCTCTCGAGAAAGCAGCTCAATACGCCGTTCTCACGGCGCTGTTCCCTCTCGATAAACACATCCGAGCGGCCGAGCATCGGATTATCGTCATCTGCGAAGATCGTCATTACCGCCCCCTGCCAACCGAGAAGCTTGTGCTTGACGATATCTCCGATATCAAACGGTCTGGCCATCTCAGTTCAGCAGATCCGCGCCCGCGCGCAGGCGCTTATTGGCGGGGCCCCGTGGCCGGCCGCGGCCACGCTTCACCGGCACCGCCTCAGGTGCGCTGCTCTCATCGCCGCCATTGGCCGTAGCGCCGAGTGCCGGCCCCTTAGCCAATTCCGTTTGGCCAGCAACCCAGCCACGTTCCCACGTCGCATGCGCCTTGACGCCCTCGGGCCAGGGGTTGTCGGCACCAGTCTCTCCCCGCAGCCCGGCCTGTCGGCCCTGGTTGTAACTCGCCACTCCGAGGTTGATTTCTTCGTTGCTGGCCGCCGACTCACCCGGCGGAGGGGCCGGCCGCTTGCTGGCCTCTACGGTTGCGACCCAATTTAATTGTTCGCCGATGTTGAGTGCCGCAAACCCCTCGCGCAGAGTATCTATCGTGGCGTCGCGCTGCGCCTGCTCGCTGTCGTAGAACCGCTGAAGCAGCTTCCAATCTTCGAGCTGGTAGCCGAGGTCGCCCTTGATAAGCCGGTTTTTTACCTCTTTGATGTCGGCATTGATCGCCTTGCGCTTCGCCTCGAGCTGCGAGACCTCGCGCATCGCCCGCCGAATCACCTCGTGCCGCGCCGCCGAATTGCTGAGGGGAACCGCCCCTTGGTCGCCGCCGTCCGCCATTTCCCGATCTCCCATCGTGTGGAAGCCCTTTTTATCATGATACGCGGAAAAACAAAAGCTTGACATCCGATAAATTGTTCCACAAATTAAATTCCATGAAAGCGACAACGCCACAGAATGCGGCGATCGCCGCCAGAGTCACGGTCGATGAACTCGAGGCTTTTGAAGAAGCCGCGGCGCTATCTGGATTAAAGCTCTCGGCGTGGATTCGTACTAATTTACGCCAACTCGCCGAACAAAGGCTGCTTAGTGTAGGAAGGAAGCCGCCGTGGCTCGACTCAAGATGAACCAGAACACCGACCGGCAAGATGTCATCTATAGAACCCTGGTGATCCTCGTCGCCGTCTTCTCACTTGGCTTCGCGGTGTTCCTTGGTGTGCCACTGCTGACCTTTACATGGAAGCTGGCTCTATCCTATTGGTCATTTGGTAAACCATGATAAGCTACCCTCTTCCCCGCGTCACCCGGAAGCTCTTTGACCACGCCGTTGCAAAGTTCCGCAGCGACCGGGACGAAACCGGCATGATTGCTGTCAGCATGATCGCTTTCGCCGCCGTCCGCCAGGGTGTCATCTCATCGCAGGAATATGCGGACAGTCCTGCAGCTCGTCATAGATTGGCTCGATCAAGCCATCAGAAACAACGAGCTCGAAGACGTCAGGCACGGCGACTACAACCAATGACCGAGCCACTCACCATTGCCGATTTTGCGATGCTGGCCGCCAGGATCTCCCAAGTGGCGGCGGCATGGTCCGCCGACGCATTGAGCGGCGGGATCGATCACGACAGTCCGATGTCTCCACAGGCCGTAACGAGATTTGCCGCAGAGATCAACACCAGGGTCGCCAGCGTCGTCTATAGAGCGGGCATCCGCACATGACCGAACCCCTCATCATCCGCGCTTCTTCATTGGATCGTGCGCCTGATTGCATGCGCCGGTTCGCGGCGCGGCTGCTGCGCAAGGAGATCAAAGCCGCCGGCTGGGCGGTGCGAGAGGATGGCCGGGGGGTGGGCGCGGCGATCGGCACCGCAGTCCATTTCGGCGCTTCCACTGCTATGGCCGAAAAGGCCAAGTCCGGAACCCTGCCGCCGCCCAATGTCGCCACTGACGCCGCGATCGAGACGCTGCATCAGCAGCTCTCCTGGGGCGTCGAGTATGACAAGACCCTAACCCGGTCGCAACCGGTCGCGGAAGCGCAGACCTTGCGACAGGCGCTGTCCTACCACTATTACGTCGCCCCATACCGCGAGCCGCTCCATGTCGAGCAGCGGTTCGAGGCCGCAATTGCCTGGACGCGGCAGCCCATGGTGTTGTCCGGGCAGCCGGACATGGTGTGCCGCGAGCCCGACGACGTCAACGACGTAAAGGCCGGATCGCGGCGCAGCGGCCACAATGCCCAGGTCGGCGCCTATTCGTTGTTGGCGCAATCCATGAACATCACAGTCAATGGTGGCAAGATCGATTGGGTGCCGCGGGTGCCTCTCAAGAAGCCCCAGCCCCGCCCGGTCGAGCGCCGCCTCGACATCGCCCTGTCCGAAAACATGGCCGTCGATACACTGCGGGATATCGACCGGTCGGTGACCGTTTGGCGCGAGGGCGACCCCGAGCGCGGCCTGCAACCGGGCGACCCCGCCGCGTTCCCGGCCAACCCCGCAAGCATGCTCTGCGGAGCGCGCTACTGTCCGGCGCACTCGTGCTCTCGCCAGAACAGCTTTTGTAATGAATGGCGGAAGGACGAGGAATGACCCAGCCCCTGGTGCCTGACGTGGATGGGGATCCCGTCCAGCTTAGCCACTGGTTAACCCAATATGCAGACGCTTGTCTGATGTCAGGGGCGGGGAAAAAGGCCGAAGCATTTCGGGTCGCCGCTTTATGGGCCGATCAAGTAGCAAAGGCCCAACCCATCATCGCTGGCGCGCGCCGTGTCGTGTGGGCCAGGTATTACACCGGCGACGACGCGTGGGAAAAATTGAAACAAGCTATTGGCGAGCTCGAAGACATCGTCGGCCGCCCCGAAAAGGAACCCTAAATGGCAGGCGATCTGGCACAAGCCGCAAGGGATGTCATTGCAGCACAAGACGCAGAATCCCGCGATCGACTTACCACGGCAATCAAAGTGTTGGAAGACATCATGTATCGCCAGAATCCTCTTGTCGCGCCAGCGCGGTACGTCGTGTTGGCCGCATGGGCGTATGGGCTCGAAAGCTCGGAATTGAAAGGGGCCATTGACGATCTTGAAGCCATTCTCGCCCTCCCCGAAAAGGAACCCTTCTGATGGCGCAATCCAACAACCTTACCACCCTCGCCTCTGCTCGCCCGCGGCCGCCGGCAACCATCGGTGAGCTGCTCTCTCGCGAAGACGAAACCCGCGACGCGTTGAAAAAGGTCGCCACCAAATACCTGCCGGCTGACCGGGCGCTGCGGCTCGCAATCACCGCAGTGCGGCAGACCCCGCGGCTTGCGCAATGCAGCCCCACCAGCTTCATGGGCGCTCTCATCGCCGCCACCGGGCTGGGCCTCGAGCCCAATACACCCAAGCAACACGCATTCCTCATTCCGTACAAGTCGCGGCGTCCAAAGCGCAACGCCAATGGCGTCATCGAAAAAGACAGCCAGGGAAGCTGGCTTTGGGAGGAATACTATGAGTGCCAGTTTCAAGTTGGCTACAAAGGCTTCGTGACGCTGTTCTACCGCACCTCCATCGTCAAGAGCGTCCAGGCCGAGGCGGTCTATCTCGGCGACAAGTTCGAGCATCGGATCGGGACCGAAACCTTCCTGGCGTTCCAGAAAAACCTCGCGGTGAAGCGCGAGGTGCTGCAGGGCGCCTTCTGTTACACCGGTCTGGTCGACGGCCAGGCTTTCACTGTGCTCGGCCTGGAGGATGTCTACAAAATCCGCTCGCGTTCCCAAACTTATCGCACGCTCGTCTCCAATGTCGAGAAGGCCGAGGCGGAAGCGGCGGCCAGCCCGTCCCAGAAGACCAGTCGGGATCTCGCGAAAGCCGCCGCTACCCTGGCCGAGACCCCATGGGTGTTCTGGGAGGATCAGATGGCAGCGAAGTCGGCGATCAAACGACACGCCAAGCAGCAGGACCTCGGCGCTGAAGTAGCCGCCGCGGCCGACATCGACAGCGGCGGCGACATGGGCACCATCGATATCGATGCCATGGCTGACCCGGAACTGGCGCGCGAAGTCATTGGCGCTGATGGCGGCGGATCGACCATGAGCATTCCCGAGCGCACCAGCGGAACGGAATCTGTCGATCCGGAAACCGGTGAGATTGTCGAGACCGCCACCGAACAGAATTCCGGGCAGGATCAATCGTCAACCCAAACCAGAAAGGAGCCCCCGGCAACTTCCCCAAACACCACTTCCACAGATCCTGCCCGGGACACTTCACAGACCAAGCCCGCAACGCGGCCCCGCCCCAGCGCCGCCGGGATGTTCTCGGAGTAGAAGATGATAGAGGCGGCGTTAGGTGTGCTAATGGGCTGTGGCGTGTTCTTGCTGATCGACGGCGCTTGCGCCAAGTGCCCGCGCCATGGCCCCACAGGATTATGGGAGGGCTGCCCATCCTTGTGTGTGGTCTCCGGTAGGCGGCATCACGAGCCGGCTTTGGCGGCTGAGTTAGCTCAGGGGAAGCGGGACAATGCCTTTATCGCCAATGTCTACCGCGAGGCGGCGCAGCGGGCCGCCGGAATGTTCTCGGAATGAGCGCCAAGGCGCAGTGGGGTGGATTTCCTGAGTGGAAACCACGCCCCGACCCACGTGATGAGGGCCAAGTGAAGCGGACGATCGAGCGAATGCTCTACGATAAACAACCGTGGCTAATTTGGTCGGAAGAGCACGCCGCCTGGTGGGCCCCCGCCGAGGTCGGCTACAGCTCTCGCATGGATCGCGCCGGGCGGTACACCGCCGAGCGCGCGGCCGAGCTCGTCTTCAACGCCAATGCATTCTGTGAAGTCGGGCAGTGGAACGAGATCGCCATCCCCGACCCGACGTGGCGTGGTGGTAAATGAACCGCTTCCACCGTCTCGTGGTCAACCAGCCGAACGAATTGCCGTGGTTCTATCTGTCGATGGCGACGGTCACGGTGCTTGTGATGGCCGTCGTGCTGAGCCTCATCTGAGCCATGTCATACCGCACCAAAACAAGGCGCAAACCAAAGCGGCCGCAGAAGTCGCCGACTTCGAGCCTGACCGCCCACGCCTACCGCGCAAAGTATCTGGCCGGCGGCAATAGCTCGCTCAGCCGGCTGCTGCGCTATTGTCGGATGTCCCGGGGTGATAATAAATGATGCTCCTGGTCTGCAGCGTCGTGATCGCCACCGGCGTCTGGAGCTGCTCCGAGCCAATGCCTTTCAATGAAGCGGTGGCATTGGTCGTCGCGGCGAACGAGGTGCTCGGGTGGAAGGTCGGTGACTCTCACAGTCCACAGACGCTCTTCAACCCAAACCAAAATCCCGCACGAAGCAAGCTTGAGGGGAAGAAATGACCATCGCCATCCGAGCCCAAAACTTCCGAGGCCTCGTCAAGGCCGAGCTCACGGTCGCGCCGATCGCGCTGCTCGCCGGCGAGAACTTCGCCGCCAAGACATCCGTGCTACAGGCTGCTGCCGCTGCGCTCGCGGCCGAGTCTGGCCTGCTCTTCCGGGCACTAGAGCTCAAAGAGAAAGACGCGGCCCTCCTGGTGCACGACGGCGCCGCCAAAGCAATAATCGAAATCTCCGGCCCGGACGGCGCCGCCTATCTCGAATGGCCTGCCTGCCGACTGTCGACCAAAGGACAGCCGCCCCGCGCCAGCGCGGTCGCCACTGGTCTGGTTTCACTGGCGACGACTGCCCCGAAGGAGCGGCTCACAATGCTCGAGCCGTATCTGCCGATCGCCCCCACCAAGGAGGATCTGATAGCGGAATTGGATGAATATTTCGACCCTGAGGCGCTGGATCAGCTATGGGGCCTGATCGACCGCGACGGGTGGACCGCCACGCATAAGCGCCAAGCTGAAAACGGCACCAAGGCCAAAGGCCAATGGGAGGCGGCTACCGGCGAACATTGGGGGTCGGTGAAGTCGAAGAATTGGCGCCCGGAGGGTTACTACCCGGCGCTCGACGACTATACCGAGGAAGAGCTCGAGCAACGCGCCCGAGCCGCCGGCGACGCGCTCGAGGAAGCCGTCCGCAACCAGGCTGTCGGCGAGGCCGAGATGCAGCGCCTGCAGCAGCTGGCGGGCGCGCTGCCTGACCGGGAAGCGGCCCTGGAGTTGGCGCTCAAAGCTTTGAGAAAAGCCCAGGAGAATGTTGACGCGGCGCGGAAGGCTCGAGCAAACCTCCCGGATACCGGAGCTGCCAGCGGCATCGCCTGCCCGCATTGCGGCGGTCTATTGACGATCAAGCGCGACCTCGCCGCAACGACCTTGGAGAAATTCACGGCGGCTGCTAATGCAAAAGACATCAGATTAGCTATCGCCGACGCCGACGGGACACTTTCCAGGTGTCAAGGCGCGGTCGCCACCGCCGGATCAGCACACAACGCAGCCGAGCAAGCTGTTCGAGAGTCGCGCACCGCCGCTGCCGCGTACGAGGAGGCCAAGTCGCGCCAAGGCTCCACGCAGTCCATCGAAGTCGCCAGGGGCCACGAGGCCAATGCCCGCGACGCGCTGAAGTTCAAACGCCAGTTGGAGCATGCCGAAACCGCCGCGGCGCGATGGGAGTTGCTGCAACGGGTGATCGACGTGTTGGCGCCCACCGGATTGCGACAGAAAAAACTCGCGGGCGGCATCGACGCCTTCAACAAAGCATTGGGTGAGCTGTGCGGCGCAGCCAACTGGCGGCAAGTTGCAGTGACCGAAGACATCGCGGTCACCTATGCCGGCAGACCATATGCCCTCCTGAGCGAAAGCGAGCAATTCCGCGTCCGCACCGTGCTGCAGCTCGCCATGGCGATGCGCGATCAAAGCGGCATGGTCGTCATCGACCGCGCGGACCTCCTGGTCGGCTCCGGCAGGGAGGAATTATTTAATCTGCTGGCGCGCTGCGAGATGCCTGCGCTGGTCGCCATGAGTTTGGCGCGCCCCGGCCTCGCACCCGAACTGTCCAAGTGGAACCTCGGCGGCACCTGGTGGATCAGCGACGGCGTCGCTGTGCCGCTCGCCGAGGCGATGGCCGATGAACCATCACGTCCAGCAAAATCCAATATCCCGGTGCCTATTCTTGCACCGGATGGGACGGTGATAAGGGTACCCGAGGGATGAGGCTCTGCAAAGATTGCCAATGGGCCGAGGACCGTGGAGCGGATCTGTCTGTGCATTACCCCTATCACTGGTTTTGTCGCCACCCGCTCGCACGACAACCACCATTGATCGATTACGTTACCGGCGTCCCGCAGGACCAGCGGCTAACTGATTGCCTTACGATGCGTAATCATTCCGCGTCATGCGGTCCGGATGGTCGCTATTGGGAACAGAGATCGTGACTGCGTTCCCGCTCTCGTGGCCGGAGGGCTTCCCGCGCACCAAGAGCCGTGAGACCGGTAAGTTCAAGACGTCGCTTCCCGTCGCGCTCCAGAACGTCCAGACCTCACTGCGGCTGTTTGGGACAGACAGCGGTAGGCCGGTCAAAGATATTGTGCTCTCATCAAACGTGACGCTCGGGGCTACTCGTCCGGTTGATCCTGGCGTCGCGGCGTGGTTCAAGTGGGAGGAGATGCAAATCTGCATCCCGGTTGACCGCTACACGACCGTCGAGGCCAACCTCCAAGCGATCCACCACGTGCTTGAGGCGCGCCGTGTCGAGTTGCGGCATGGCACGTTAGCACTAGTGCGCGCGGCCTTCGCCGGGTTCAAGGCGCTGCCGGCGCCAAATTGGCGAAGCGTCCTACAGGTACGCGACGAAGGTATCACTCTCGCGCGGGTCGAGTCGGCTTACAAGCTGATGGCGCGCACCGCGCACCCTGACGCTGGGGGCGACGCTGATCGGATGGCGCTGCTTAATCAGGCGATAGCGGCGGCTCGCAAAGAATTAAGGGGGAGCACATGAGCGGGTGGCCAAATTCGGGCGAGGCCTTATGCAAAGGCAGTTGGATGCTTGGGTCAGCCTGTGGACAATGCCAGAGATGCCTCGCGACTGCCAAAGAAGCCATCGTTGAATTCCAAGCGCGCGCCGCGCATTGGCAGGACCGATTAATCCGGGTTGCAGCCTATGTTGTGGCTAGGCCACACAAGCTATCGGATGGAACGATGGTTGACCTTACCGACAAGTTCAAAGTAGAGCTTTACGATAGTTTGCGCGCCGAGTTTTTCAAACATGACGAAGTAAAAGCTCCATGACTGTTGACGAATTACGCAATATTCTCAGCCGGGTTGACGGGAATCTTTTGGTAGGGGCAGAAGACGCCGACGGATGTGTCTGCGAAATCCAATTTGCCGGCATCACAAGCGACGACCTTGGCCGCGGCCAATTCTTTTTCATCCGCGCCAACGGCGGGTTCTATCTATTTGCTGACTACGAACCGCTGGATCACAGCAATGAGCCCCAGCCTTTCTTTCCGGGAGACCGCGTGAGGACACTACCCTGCGATTATCTGAGGCCACCAGGTCTCACTGCAACGGTATTGCGAACCAGCGAAGGAAAACAGGAAGGTGATCTCCTAGTCGCGGTGAACATTGATAAGGGGACTCAAGCCAGCGCATTACTCGCCGATCATTTTGTCCCATTGTTGGAGCATCGCGACATCTGGGTTAATGCCAAACACCTGGAGCACATCAAATGAGCGTCCCTCCCGCCTTCCTCGACGAGCTGCGCCGCCGCCATATCCTGTCGGAGCTGGTCGCTAAGCGCGTGAAACTTATTCCCGCCGGGCGCGGCGAGCTGAAAGGGTTGTGCCCCTTCCATAACGAGAAAACCCCCTCGTTCTATGTCGTCGACGCTAAGGAGTTCTTTCATTGCTTCGGCTGCGGCGCGAGCGGCGACACCATTGCGTGGATCGAGCGCACCGAAAACCTCGACTTTATCGAGGCAGTCGAACGCCTGGCAGAGCTTGCCGGCCTCGAGGTGCCGCGGCGATCGCCCGAGGAACGCAAGCAATACGAGCGCGAAGCCAACCTCCACGACGTCCTCGAGGGCGCCGCCCTGTGGTTCGAGCGCCGGATGAAGCCTGGAACAAAAGCCTGGGAATATCTGTGTGGTCGCGGCCTCGACGAGGTCACCATTCGCAAGTACCGGCTCGGTTGGGCCCCCGACGAATGGCACGAGTTGCAGCTGGCCTTCAAGGCGGGTGACGACCAGCAGCTACTAGAAGCTGGCCTCATCGCCAAGCACCAGGAGAAAGGCGTCCTCTACGATTTCTTCCGTGGCCGCGTCATGTTCCCGATCGCCGACCGGCGCGGCCGGGTGATCGCCTTCTCCGGACGAACGCTCTCGGCCACAGAGGATCGCAAATATCTTAATTCCCCGGAAAGCCTTCTTTTCAAGAAGCGCGAGACGCTGTACGGAATTGCCTCGGCTAGAGCTGCGTCGCTCGAAAAACCTGCGCCAACCGACGGGGCAGCACGCAGGTTCGCCGAGGCAATACTGGTCGTCGAGGGCCCGATGGATGCTATCGCGCTCCACCGGGTCGGCCTGCCGGCTGTCGCGACCCTCGGTACCGCCATGACCGCCGAGCACCTGCACGAGCTCTGGCGCAGTTGGGCCGAGCCCATCTGCTGTTTCGACGGAGACGCGGCTGGTACTGCAGCAGCCAAGCGCGTGCTGAAGCTCGCGCTACCCCTCCTGCAGCCCGAGCGCAGCTTGTTCTTCGCCCGGCTGCCTGCCGGTGAAGATCCGGACTCGCTTATCCGCTCGCAAGGTCGCGCCGCGATCGACCGGGTCGTATCAGCCGCAACGCCGCTGTCCCGGTTCCTATTCCGGATCGAAGCCGCACTTCACCCCAATGACACCCCTGAACGCGCCGCTGGCCTTCGCGCCCGGCTCGCGGCGGACTGCGCTATTATTAAAAACACGGCGGTACGTACCGAATATCTAAACTTCTTTTCTCGCGCATTGGACGCCCCGCAGACGCCGGTTGCGGCGATCGCCGACACCCGCCCGCGCCTGGAGGCATTGTTCCGGCTGATCGCCGCGGTCCCCGACCTTGTCCCCGACATCGCGGACGAGCTCGCGGACCTCGACCTCGCCACCGCCCCGGATCTCGCCCGCCTGCGCGATGCGATGCTCGCCGGCGCCGACTGGCGGGACCAGCTCTACAACGGCCTGGCCGCCGCCGCCGAGGCGGTGCTTCTGCCCGCGCTCGGGGTCGGCCTTATCGATCGCGATCGCGCCCGCGCCGAGGCACGGCGGCTGCTCGCCACTATCTGAGCCTCCCTCCCCTGGGCACACCCTGGGCGGGCCTACGGGCACCCTGGCGCATCCCCCACCCTCACCCGCGCCGGTCGGGCACCCTCCCTCTCCGGGGCTCCTGGGGCGGGCCTCGGGGCACCC